GCGCACGTTGTTTATTAGCGGCTGCACTGGCTTCTACCTGCACAATGTTTTCGTCAATCGCAACGGCAACCTGACCGGCGGCGATATAGGCAATGATGCTGGCATCTGGATCGCGTCATGTTCGAAATTCGCCGTCAAGGACATCGGTTCGACCGGCGGCGGCGCCGGGAACGGCGTGACGTTCCAATCTTGCTTCGATTTCTACGATATGGGCGTGGTCGTCCATGATGAGCGATACACGACAGGATCTGTTCCAGCCGACGACGTAATCAACGGCATCTGGTACAACAATAGCTACAACTTCATTTCGTACAATCCATACGTGTATGACTGCGGCTGCCTGATCAGTGCAGTAGTCAGCAAGCGCCGCGCGCGCGGCATCGTGTTTGGTGGCTGCTACAACTTTGTCCAATACGCACCACGTGTAGTCAATGTGGACCAGGGTCACGATATTACTGGAACCACTGGCAATCACGATTTTTCGATCATCGGCGGCCGCATTAAGGGCTGCTATAGCTACAGCTTCAAAAACGCCAATTCCGCGTATCGCGGGACGTACGATAATTGCGTCGGTGATGGTGCGGCGATCAATTTCGTGACATCTGGCCCAACCGAGGTTTCCAACCCACTGCCGCGCGACATCACATACAAGCGCTGCATTTCAATTGATGCTGACAAAAATGGTGGTAGCGCCAGCGGCATTTCAGCGGCCGGGTTCCGCATCCAATCAGTCGCCACCATCGATGCCACTTATCCACGCGGCATCGTGTACGACAACTGCCAAGCCATCGACACGCAGGGTTCGCCGACCATGCTGGTCGGGTTTGATAACGACGTTGTGACCGGCACGGCGCAGGGCGACATCAACCGCCTGATCAATGGATGCAAAGCATCTGGTTTCGTGACGAGTGCGACGAACGGCTTCACCGAAGACAACTGCGTTACTGGCATCTATCGCCGCGACGGCACCGCTGTGCGTGATGTGTTGTTCGAAACCGACGCGCCGGCAAATGAAAAAATGTGGGATACCAGCCTGGTTGCTGGCGACTTGTCCCGGCGTACGCGAACTGATGCGGATGGTGCGGGCGAAACGTTCGAACTGATTCAACGCACCGGAACGGTAGTAGATTTGATCAGATGGAATGCTACCGCCATGCGTCGCGGCGGTGTTTCCGATGCCAATCGACTTGAAGAGGCGGATAACAATGGCGCTATCACGCGGCAATATGACAATAATGCGCTTCAGAACATTGAGACATGGAAGAACTACGGCATTACCGCCAGCGGTCAGGGTCTTTCGTGGACTATAACATATGGCACTGGTCATGCATCCGGCGCCACAGCGTTCAAGCTCGATTTTCGGACCACTGACACATGGGCCGCCGCCGGTAATCGCAGCTCCGAATTGCGCATGAGCGTTGCGCTTGCCGGGAATATGGTGGATGCATTCAGAATCAATCCAAAGTTTGTCGGGTATGGCGCTTTGCCGATGCGATATTGCCTGTCTCAATCCGCCGTGGCATCCGCTGTGACCGGGACGACGACGAAAACGGCACTTGCCACGATTGCCATCCCTGCTGGCGCTATCGGACCGAACGGAAGTGTGCACGTCACCATGCTGTGGTCAATGACCAATAACGCCAACAACAAGACTTTCAATGTGGAGCTGGACGGAACCATCTTCTATGGCATCACGTTCGCCAATCAAAGCAGCCTGCAAGCCATTTCCATTATCCGCAACCGAAATTCGGAATCGTCGCAGGTCGGCTTTACAAACGCAACGACGGGTCTCGGTGCGGCCACATTGGTTACGGCGGCGATAGACACCTCCGTCGCTAAAAACTTGACGATCAGCGGGACGTTGGCAAATTCTGCTGACACGATCACGCTCGAGGGTTATACGGTTGAAATTGCGTACGGAGCTTGATCATGACCATCATCATCGCCGAACCAAGCAGCGCCTGGACCTACACGATCCTGCAAGCGAAAGTGCTGGACTGGTTGCACCGTTCTGACCTCGCGACTCAGGTCGAGGACTTCATTTCACTGGCTGAGGATGAACTCAACACCGAGTTGCGCATTCGGCTGATGGAAGTCGACACCGATTTGACCGTATCGGCCGGCGACCGCACCGTCGCACTGCCTGCGCGCTACATCGAGCCGGTGAAACTCGAACTGGTGTATGGCGACGGTAGCGACAACCAGGAACTCGTGTATCTGCCCATGTCGCGGTTCGTGCGCAGTGCCGCCATCGGATCGGCCGTGGAGCCGCGCTACTGGACGATAAACGAGGAATCGATTGAGTTCCCTGATCCGGTCGACCGAGACTACTCGCTCATCTTCCGCATCCTGCGCCTGCTCGATATAGCCAGCACGGAAACCAATGCGCTGCTGACCCAATACAAGGGCCTGTACCTGTATGGCGCATTGCTGCAAGCGGCGCCATACATCCGCGATGACGCCAGAATCCCCATGTGGCAGCAGCAGTACGACCGCCTTAAGGCTAAGGTGATGAAGAAAGAGGCGCGCAACAAGGCGCTTGCCACGCTGATGACCGACGCGCCGGGCATCCGCTACCGTTCCAACATTCTGAGGGGCTGAAATGGGCTTAGAAACAGGCAGTTACATTGCCGATCTGATAGTGACAAATCCCACCGGTACGGACCCGAAATCTGCCGGCGATAATCATCTGCGCTTGCTGAAAACTGCGCTGCGCAATTGCTTTGCTGGCTTCACTGGCGCGATCTTCGTCACCGGCACCGATGGCGGCGCAGTCAATGCATACACGCTGACGCCAACGACTGAGCTGATCGCATATAGCACGAAGATGGAATGCGTATTTGCGCCGACGATCACAAATACCGGCGCGTGCACGCTCAATGTTTCCGGACTGGGCGTGAGGAACATCAAGAGTGTTTCCGGTGCTGATTTGGTGGCTGGCGATCTGGTGGCAAGCAACTTGTACGCGGCGTTCTACAACGGCACGGAATGGCGCCTGCTGTCGGTGACGAAAAATTACGTCGATCAGGTGGCATTCAACACTGCGCTGCCAGCACAGCCTGGCGGCACGTACTTCACGGAGCTTGTCAGCTATAACGGGGTGGCATCGTTCCGGGGGCGGCCCTTTGTTCGCAGCCCTCGCACCAGTAACGCGATCCTGACCGATGCCGACTGCGGCACCCTGATTGACGTCACCAGTGGCACGTTCACGCAGACACTTACGGCTGTCGCGTCCATGCAGACATATTGGCATGTCTATTACCAAAACAGCGGCAGCGGCGTGATTACGATCGATCCGAACGGGTCGGAACCCATCGATGGTCAGACGATTCGTGTTTGCTACCCTGGCGAAATCATTAAGCTCTACAAGGATGAAACGGCAGCTGCGTTCCGCTGCTTTGTCATCAGGCCGTTCTATCTGAAATGCATTGCCGGCATCACCTATGCACACCCATCCGGCTACATCGGCGTAGACCTTGATTTGGTTGGTGGTGCTGGCGGTGCAGGTAGTGGCCGTAAAGGTGCCGCAGGCACGACGCGCCAGGGCGGATCACCCGGGGGTGCCCCGGGCCGCGTAAAAGGGCGCGTTCTGCTGACCGCAAATACATCTGTGACGGTTTCCATCGGTGCTGCCGGTACGCCAGGAGCGTCGCAGACTGTCGATAGCACGGATGGCACCGATGGAACGGCTGGTGGCAATACAACTTTCGGAACATATTTGACTGCCTATGGCGGTTGTGCTGGTATTGGCGGCAAAAGTGACAGCAGCAAAGCTGGCCAGATCAGCGGAAGTGGGTCTATTTCTGCAGGGACGGCCGCATGGGCGGGATCGACCATCACCACTGCTGGCGGCAATCCGACCGTCATAGGTTCCACATGGGGCGCAAATCTGGGTAGCACGCCTCACGCATCGCATGAATATGGCGGCGCGGGCGCGTATGCATTTACCGTAATCGGGAATAGTGTCTATGGTGGTGCGGCTAGCGCAAGCGGGGATACCAGCGGAACAACGCCGACCGGCGGTGGCTACTCCAGGCATGGCGTTGCTGGCGGCGGTTTTGGTGGCTGGGTCACATCGGGCAACACTGCTGTTGCTGGTGGTACTGGCGGGATAACTGGCGCGTGGACCGGAACCGGAGCGATTGGCGGCACTTCTGGCGCAGCACCAACCGTCGGCGCAAACGGCGCTGCTAATGCTGGTACGGATTTCGACATGGGCAATCCTGGCGCTGGCGGTGGCTCCACGGCAACCGCTGGCGTTGATGGTAAAGCAGGTGGTAACGGAACCTTCCCCGGCGGTCCAGGCGGCGGCGGCGGCGCCTGTACGAACGGTGTTGGCAATAGCGGCCCCGGTGGCACCAGCCAAGGCGGCCAAGCCATCATCATGGGTGTGCTGTAGCCATGGCTATGATCCCAGTACCTAACTGCGGCGCGGCTGGCGTCATCAAAGACCTGAGCGTCCACGAGTTGCCGCTTGGGGCGTGGAGCGACGCGCTCAATATACGCTTCTTGGACAGCTACGCATATCAGTTCCTTGGACATGGCGAGGTCTACAACTCGCCCAGCGAGGCGCCGCAATTCGTCATGGCATTGACCGTGGCGGGCGTGCGCTACTGGCTGTATGCGACCGCAACGAAGTGCTTTGCCGTGACCAACAGCGGCGGCGTCGCCGTGCACACCGACATCACGCATGCGACGCCGCGCACAGGCGTTGTGAACCAGTGGACCGGCACGGTATTGGGCGGCATCCCGATTTTCAATGTGGGCGACACATCAAAAATCCCTATGTACTGGGACCAGAATTTGGCCGACAATTTCGTTGACCTGACTGCGTGGCCAGCGAGTACATATTGCAAATCACTGCGCACGTACAAGAACTTCCTGATCGCGCTGGGCGTTACCAAAGGCAGCACGAGCTATCCGTACATGGTGAAATGGTCAAGCGCCGCCGTTCCCGGCTCGCTACCAAGCACCTGGGATGAAACCGATGCCACCGAAGACGCTGGCGAGAATGACCTGGCGCAGGGGCAGGATGTCATCATCGATGGCCTTGAATTGCGCGGCTCCTTCATGATCTATAAAGAGTCCAGCATCTGGCGCATGGATTACACGGGCGGTCCGTTCGTATTCAGCTTCCAAAAGGTGCTTGGGATTAGTGGCGCCATGAACAGAAATTGTATCGTGGAGATTGACGGCTTCCATCTTGTGCTGACCGGTTCGGATGTGATCGTACATGATGGCCAAAGCTCCACATCGGTGCTTGACAAGCAGTCTCGCCGCTGGCTTTTCCAAAACATCGACGTGGCCGGCAAGGGCCTGTGCTTCGTGTTCAAGAACCCATTTCTGAACGAGGCATACATCTGCTTCCCGGCCATCGGAGCCACGTCATGCAATCGCGCGCTTGTCTGGAACTACAAAGACAAAACGGTTTCGTTCCGTGAAGTGCCGGACGTGAACCATGCCGATGTCGGACTGGTCGACAACACGCTTGGCAGCAGTTGGGATTTGGACCTGGACGCATGGGACGCCGATTTAACGCTCTGGAACGGCCCCGATTTTACGCCGGACACGCAGCGCGTCATCATGGGCAGCGCGAACACGAAGTTGTACATGCTGGATGCAACAGCGAGCTTTGATGGCGTGGCCGCCAGCGCGTATCTGGAGCGGCGCGGCCTGTCGTTCGATGCTCCGGACCGCATTAAGCTCGTTCGCGGCATCCGGCCGCGCATCACCGGCAACAATGGCGAAACGGTCATCATCAAAATTGGCTATGCCGATGAGCCGTATGCCGATCCAACCTACCCGGTCACGATGACGCACACGATTGGCACCACGGTGGCAGATGATTGCTTCGTCTCGGGCCGGTACATCGCGATTCGAGTGGAAAGTGGCACGGCGTCGCAATGGCGGCTGGACAGCTTCACGCTTGACGTGGAAGACGGGGGCATGTGGTGAGAGCGACATCCATCAGCACCATCAATTACACGCCAGGTGATCCCGGCGGCATTCAAAACTTGGATGACGTGCGCCGGTTTCTGCGTGATGAGACGCTGAAGTTGCAGGCGGTGGTTAACGCACTGGCTGCCGGCCATCTGGACCCCACGCACAAAGAGCCAAGCAAGCCGCGCAGGGGGGATTATCGCATCGCAGACGGCTCCGACTGGGACCCAGGAAGTGGCGAGGGTTTGTATCGCCATGATGGCGCAACGTGGGTATTTATTGGATAGGATGGAATCATGGGTTTATTGAGCGGACTACTCGGGGCGGCTGCCCCATTCGTTGGCAACTTGATCGCGCCAGGGATCGGCGGCGTTCTCGGCAGCGCTTTGGGTGGCGCTATTGCTGGATCGGGCGGGGCCAAGCAATCCGGCACGCAGACTGTGACCACGCAACAGCAGTTGGACCCGCGCGCGCAGGCCATCCTGTACGGCGACGGCACCGATGCAAACAAGGGGCTGCTCGGCCAGTATCAGCAGTTCCTGAACCAGCCGCAGGGCGCCGGTACTGGCATGCTGGGCGCGGCCTCACAAAACTGGCTGTCGCAAGCGGCGCCGGATGTGCTGAATCAGCTATATGCTGGCTCTTCGTCGCTGCTGGGCGGTCATAACCAAGCGCCGCAGGCGGCGAATGCTGGCCCTATTGGCTCCTTCGGTACAAACGTCCTGTGGAATACGGGCGAGTCTTTCAATGCCCCCAAGGGCCTGCAAGCGGCGCAGATAGGGGCTCCGCAGCAGGTAAGCGCCGGCAGCGTCACCGGCGCTCAGGTGCAGACGCCGCAGGGCATGCAGCCAAGCTATGCAGGGGCGGCGCAAGTGAATGCGCCATCGCAAAACGGCCTTGATCTGACTGGCGCTTACCAGCACTTTACCAGCGGTGCATCCGGCGATAACCCATACATCGGCAAATCGCTGCAAGCAGGCGTTGACCTCACGAATGCGGGCTTCAACAAGAATGTCAACACGCTGACCGACATGCTGCGCCGGCAGGTGCTTCCAGGCATCCGTAGCAATTCGGTGCTGGCTGGCCAGTATGGCGGCTCGCGCCAGGGTATCGCTGAAGGTAATGCGATCGGTGACTATACCCGACAACTGACGGATGCAAATTCAATCCTGGGCGCGCAGAACAGCGCAAACGTCAGCGGCCAGCTGGCGAACACGTACAACCAGGGCCAGGACCGCGCACTGTCGGCAACGCAAGGGCTTGGTGCGCAGCAGTACGGTGTCGCCTCGCAAGATGCATCGATGCAGCAGCAATCGAACTTGTCGAACCAGGCGGCAGCCAATGCGGCGGCGCAGAACAATTACCAAGGCCTGCTGTCCGGCGCGCTGGCGAATGCTGGGTACTCGCAACAGGCGAATCTGGCGAACCAAAGCACCGGCCTGCAATCGCAGTTGGCGAATCAGGGCGCAAACCTGCAAGCCGGGACGACGAATGCCCAATTGCAGCAGCAAGCTGGCCTGAACAACTATGCAGGTGACCTGCAAGCGATCCAGCAAAGCGCGGCCAATCGTCAGAATGCCAACCTTGCAAATCAGGCGGCCGGCAACAATGCGTCGAATTTCAACGCTGGCCAGCAGCAGCAAGCAAGCATCCTGAACTCGCAAATGCAACAGCAGAACAACCAGTTCAACGCCGGCATGCAGCAGCAGAATAACCAACTGAACCAGCAGGGGCAGCTTGGCGGGCTGGGTGCGCTCTCTGGCCTGCTGTCTAGCGTCAACGGATACGGTAATGCCGCCGATAACTATCAATTGAATCGCGCATCGCAAGTGAATGGTTTGTTGGCGCCGTATTTGAGCATGGGCGGCAGCAGCACCCAATCTCAGCCGTTGTACACTAACCCAGGGGCTAATATCCTGGGCGGCGCATCGGCTGGTTTAGGCTTATATGGCACCCTGAAGAACTTGGGCATTGGCGGCGGCTCGCTGGGTAGCTTCGCCAGCAATAACGCCGGGCTGATGAATGGAACTGGTTTGTCGATGAATGACATCCTCGGCGGCTTCTAAGGGGTAATCATGGGATTTTTTGACACACTGATGAATCTGAACCCGGAGCAAAGCAGTGCATTGCTGAACTTTGGAAGCGGACTGTTGCAATCTGGCGGGCCATCTTTGCAGCCAATCGGCTTCGGGCAGGCGCTCGGCGGCGCAATGCAGCAGGCACAAAAGGCCATGACCGAAGCGGAGCAGCGCAAGCTGATGCGGCAGGCTCACGAGCAGCAATACAAGCTCAACGGGGTGAAACTGCGCGATGCAGAAAGTGACTTCGCGAACCAGGAACGACAGCGCCAAGAGGCAGCCCAAGTGCAGAAGGTGTTAAGCCAATTGGGGACTCAGGCCACGATGCAGGCTGCCATGGGCGGCAACTTCTCGCCGACGATTGAAAACGCCATAAAGATGCAGCAGGCCGGCGCGCAGTCGCAGGACGAGTACAGCACCCTCATGGCACAGGCGCAGGCACTGCGGGCTGCCGGGCTGCATACGGCCGCATTACAGAAAGCACTGGAGGCGCTGAAATTCCAGCCGGAGTTTGATCAAACTCCGCGCGTCGGCAAGGGTGCTGACGGAAAGGCTTTCACGTACGTGCTGGACAAGCGCGGCAACAAGAAGGTGCTGGAAGGCGTCATGCCGCGCGATGAAATGAAACTAGCCAACTTGGGCGGCACGGAGCAAGCATATAACCCATATGAGTTGACCCCGGGGCAGTCTTTCACAAAAACACAGACACCTGGCGAGGTGGCGAGCAATGGCCTTGGTTATGCGCGACTGAATTTCGACAAACAGCAGGCCAATAAGCCAATCTTCAATGCGGAAGCAGGCGGATTCGTTTTGCCACCATCCCAGCAGAATCCAAAAGGCGGATTCATTCAACCAGATGCACTTGCCGCGCGTGGTCCGAAGCTCACAGAAGATCAGGGCAAGGCAACCGGTTGGCTTGTGCAGGCTGAAAATGCATTCAAAAACATGATGGCCGTTGGCCGCGATTCTAAAGGCAAGCCTACTCCGGCAGCTCGCCCTGGCTTTAATGATGCACTGGCAGCAGTTCCTTCATTTGGCGCGACCGAAGGCGTTGCCAACATGTTACGCAGCGAGGACCGGCAGAAATTCATGCAGGCATCATCATCACTGAGTGAGGCGCTGCTACGTGCAGCAACCGGTGCCGGCATAAATAAAGATGAGGCATCACAGAAAGTTAGGGAAATAACTCCGCAGGTTGGTGATAGCGATGCTGTCATTGGGCAGAAATATGCTGCCATTCCTTTATATATCGAGTCTTTGAAAGTCCGCGCTGGTAATGGAGCCCCCCAAGCTGCAAGGGTTTTAGATGGAAGCAAGCCGCAATCAAGGATTTTCTCTCTGGATGGCGGCGGTTCAGCAACAGGCACGCTCGGCGCAGATGGCAATTACTATGTCACTCGCGGCGGGAAGCGTTACCGCGTGGAGGAAAATTAAATGGTCCGTCTAGTTGAAGTGGATGACGCGCCGGCGGCAGTGAAGCCAACCAAAGGTGTTCGGCTGGTGCCTGTCGAGGATGATGTGTCTGCGGCAGGTAACCCTGCTGGCGAAAACTCATTCCTGACAAACGCTTTGGCGGGATTCGGTGGCGGACTCCAAGACTTGATGCTTGGTGTGCGCCAGCGCATGGCAGGCCTCGGTGCCAGCATGGAAAATGCCATCGGCGGCCAAACCGGCATCAACAAGGCACTCGGCATTCCAACCGCTGCCAGCGTTCGCGAGAATTTGCAAAAGGAAGTCGATTACAAGCGACAGCTGGATGCGCCGCTGAAGGAGACAGTCGGTGGCAAGGTTGGCGGCATCGCCTCGCGCATGGCTCCGGCTATTCTTGCCGGCTTCCTACCAGGCGGCCAAGGACTGGCAGGGTCAATTCTATCCGGGGGCGCCCTTGGTGCTGCGGAGCCAACTTCCGGCGATGAGTCGGCCGGTATAAATGCGCTGGGGGGCGCCGTTGGCGGCGGGGTTGGTTATGGCGTGGCGCAGGGTGCATCAGCCCTATTGCAACGCGCACTTGCCAAGCAAGCAGCGGCACAGCAATTGAACTCTGTACGTGATGCCACGGCAGAAACGGCACGCGCCGCAGGCTACACGATCCCACCGACTCAAACCAATCCGACGATGATGAATCGCGCGCTTGAGGGGCTAGCCGGGAAGCTCACGACAGGGCAGCAGGCATCAATCAAGAATCAGGCTGTGACCAATCGCACGATTGCGAATGCGCTGGGCCTAGATCCGGCAAAACCCATCACCAAGGTGGCCTTGGAGGATCTACGTTCGCAGGCAGGGCAGGCCTATGATGCCGTTTCAAGCATTGGGGCAGT